CCAGCCGCTGGATTTCCTTGCCGTATGCCACGATCTGCTGCTCCATGGCATCGTATGTCTTGCTGTCCGCTTCCGAAAGCAGACCGCTTTCATTTCGCTTGGAATCCAAAAAGTCACGGGCAGTATCCCATGCCTTGCTTCTTTTTTCTCTCAGTTCCTGAATTGTCATAGTATCAGTCCTCCTATAGTTTTTAATATTTCAAAAGCTCCAGCCGCTTGTCCAATTGGTTGATCGGCGTGCCTTTGGATGCAGTTGCAGAAATCTTCTGCAGAAAAGAATCCAGCGTTTTAGATGGTGTGTACAGCATGGATGCTGTGCTTTCCTTCTTTTTTTCATCCGGATCTTCTTTAGGAGATTCCTCTGTTTCTTCTTCATCTGGATCTGTTTTTTCTGGTTCTTCTGGAACAAACGGATTCTTTTTAGAAAAGAGAATGCCGTCTACAAATCCCAGCTGCAATGCTTTTTCTGCATTCATCCACGTTTCTTCATCCATCAGCCTTGCGATCTTATTGCGGCTGAGATGCGATTTTTCTGCATAAGCATTGATAATGGATTCCTTGACTTCGTCCAGAAGTGCGATGGCTTTCTCCATATCTGCCTTGTTGCCCATGGCACAGGTCATCGGATTGTGGCACATCAGCATTCCGGTCGGTGAAATCAAGGTTTCTTCTCCAGCCATCGCTACCACAGAAGCCGCAGAAGCGGCAATGCCGTCAATCTTGACCGTAACCTTGCCCGGATGGTTTCGGAGCATGGTATAGATCTGACTGGCCGCAAACACATCGCCGCCCGGCGAGTTGATAAAGACGGTCACATCACCGCTGTGTTTTTGCAGTTCCGAGCGGAACATGGCAGGGGTGATGTCATTTTCAAACCATGTACTCTCCGCAATCGCACCGTACAAATACATCTCCGATGCACCGGTTTCTTCGTTGCGTACCCAGTTCCAGAAACGATTATTCTTCATGGGTCGTTTCCTCCTTTTCATTTTTCTTTGCAAATGCACCTGCATCAGCAAGTTTGGTGAAGCTGCCATTTACGAGGTACAGATTGCCGCCCAGTTCTTCCGGCACCAGATTCATATCCTCCAGTTCCCGAATGTCATTGGTGGACATCCAGCCGTTCTGTCTTGCGGTAGCATAGCCCTGCATTCTGGAAGCATAGTCACCACGCAAAAGCCCCTCTACATTGAATTTGATGAAATACTTGCCTTTCTCTGAATCAGAAAGCAGATCTTTCATCATACCTTGCTCCCAGCGAACGATCCACGGGTCGAGACTGTATTTCACGAAATCCAATGATAGATGTTCCACGTTACTGAATGTGGCATGGTCAAGATCGCCGATCATATGAAGCGGCACTCGATACAACCGGGCAATTTCCTCTACCTGAAACTTTCTGGTTTCCAGAAACTGTGCTTCATTGTTGGGGATGGAAATAGGCGTGTATTTCATGCCCTCTTCCAAAATTGCGGTATGATGCGAGTTGGAACCACCATAGGCACGCTGCCAAGCATCCCGCACACGCTCTGGATTTTTGATGACTCCCGGATGCTCCAACACACCAGATGGACTGGCTCCGTTGGCGAAAAAGGTAGAACCATAGTCTTCACAGGCAAGGGAAATGCCGATTGCATTCTTTGCAAGAGCAATGGGAGAATATCCCACCAAGCCGTCATACCCAAGTCCGGGAATATGCAGCACATCTTCTGCCTGCAGGACAATATCGCCCTGCTGTTTCAGGTTTGGATTGGCTTCATCGTAGCGACTGTAGATGTAGACCAGACGATTTCGCTGGTCACGGTCTACTCTAACCTTATCCGGCATCAGCGGATACAGCCCCAATACATCTCCACGACCGTTTCGGATAATCTGTGCATAAGCATTGCCGTAGATCAGCAGGTGACTCATCAGCGTTTCTCGGAATACAAATGATGTCATTTCTGGATTTGGTTGGTCGTGGAGCAAAAAGTAAAGCGGGTGCTGTGGCACTCGCTCTTTTCCATTTTCGGTATATTGGTAAACGTGTAATGGCAGCTGGGCAATGGCTTCTGACAGAACCCGCACACAGGCATACACCGCAATATGCTGCAAGGCTGTTCTGTCTGTGACACGTTTGCCGCTGTTGGCTCGTCCGAAAAAGTATGTGTATGACGGGCTGTCATAACTGTTTTGAGGCTTATCTCTGGACTTGAATAGTCCGCTGAAAATTCCCATGAAATCACGTCCTTTCTTGACTTTTCGTATATGTGTGTGGTATAATATGTGAAACTAAGTGTAGGGCAGCTGCCTTACAAATCGGAAATTGGTGGAGGAATATCCATGATAAAAGTGGAAAATAAATCAAGGAAAGAAATTGCAGACATTGGCAGAAGAATCGGTGAGGCATTTGCTGATGAAAAAGCCGGAACAGTTACAATGCTCACAAGAGAGCAAACAATAAAAAGCTTTGAGATTATGACGGAATGGTTTTACAGAGCAGGAACTCTGTATACCACATCTGAAATAGGAGAGGGATATCTTGCTTATTGGAGTAAGAGGGCAAAACCTTCAATGGGTTCGACCTTACATATGATCAAGCGACTTTTATGCGAGTTACCGCCTAAGGCACTGATAGCTATGGCACAAAGTGGAGACGAACAGTATGCGAAGATTTTCAAAAAAGAGCATGACTATATTGCAGTATCCATGGTTGTTGTCCTGCGAGAATATCAGGGGAAAGGATATATGCACAAGATTTTGGAGCAACCTTTTGCCGAGGCGGACACAAAGAATATTCCCTGTATTCTGGATACTGATACGCCGTTAAAAGTAAAAAAATATACTAGATGTGGAATGGAACTATGTGGCGAGAAAAAATTGAAAAATGGCATTTCACTGTATACGATGGCGTATAATAAAAATTAATATGGATAATGGAAATGAAATGTTTCAAATGTTGGATGAACTAAGCTGACAATTCCAGTTTGCAAAGATAATCAAACCTATAACACCAGCATATCCCTCGTATCATAAACCGACTCATCAGAAACGCATCCACAGCGAATTGCCCGGTCAAGAGCCATGATCATGGCGACAGCACCGTCGATCTTCTCTGTGGATTTTTCTTTATCCGGCTTGATATTTCCGGCAGGGTCACGCCTGATGAAAATGTTATCCATCATCCACCGAAGAACAGGGTGTCCGTTGTGGGCAAGGGTCTGTTCCAGAGTCAGTTTCATCAGTTCTTTGGTCGGTGGCGACATATCTTTATATCCTTGTCCAAATTGTACCATCGTAAAACCTAACCCCTCAAGATTCTGCGACATCTGCACTGCACCCCACCTATCAAAAGCAATCTCTTTGATATGAAACTTCTGCCCCAGTTCATCTATGAAATTTTCAATAAAACCATAGTGAACAACGTTGCCTTCGGTAGTTTTCAGATAGCCTTGTCGCTCCCATATATCATATGGAACATGGTCACGTCTTACTCTGAGTGGCAGTGTTTCTTCCGGCAGCCAGAAGTAAGGCAGAACATAATAATGTTCATCATCTTCAGTAGGTGGAAAGACAAGTACAAAAGCTGTAATATCTGTTGTACTGGAAAGGTCAAGCCCACCGTAGCAGATACGACCTGCAAGCATCTCTTCATCAAAAGCGACCTTGCATTTGTCCCATTTTTCCATCGGCATCCAACGCACCGCCTGTTTTACCCACTGATTCAAACGCAGTTGTCGAAAAGCATTTTCTTCACCGGGAGTTTCCTTTGCAGAATTACACGCAGCCACCACCTTATCCATGCCGATGGTCTTATCCAGACTTGGATTTGCCTTTTTCCAAACCTTCGGGTCAGTCCAATCTTCCGATTCATCTGCACCATAAATAACCGGATAGAAAGTCGGATCATGCTTTCTGCCCTCCAGAATGTCCTTTGCCTTTTGGTGAACTTCATAGCAGATTGAATTTGTGTCAGTTCCGGCGGTGGTAATCAGGAAATATAAAGGCTGCATTCTGGCATCGCCGGAGCCTTTGGTCATAACATCAAAGAGCTTTCGGTTCGGCTGCGTGTGAAGTTCATCGAACACGACCCCATGGATGTTGAAGCCATGTTTGGAAT